TGGCCGCTACGCTTGTGCAGAACCTAACTTACTTGCCATGCCTAGCAGAACAGACAGGGGCCGGGAAGTTAAAGAGGGATTCATAGCACAAGAAGGATGGTCTATTGTAAGCTGTGATGAATCGCAGATTGAGCCAAGAGTAGCCACACATCGCAGCAAAGATCCGGGATTAATAAGAGTCTATGAGAATGAGGAAGATATATACTCCGACTTTGCTATAACGGCATTTAGGTTGAAGGATGGCCGGTATAAGGATGAGAAAGGTAAATGGCAGTACCCAAACGTAGATAAACAAGATCATAGGTTCCCTGCTAAGACTTGTGTACTGGCATCTATCTATGATGTTACAGAGATAGGTTTAGTAGAACAGATGCCTGTAGTTTGCGGTAACTGTGGATGGATAAGCCTACCCCCCAGCAACAAAAAATACACAGACCATACTTGCCGAAAGTTTACCCCTAAATGGACTGAGAATAAATGCCTTGATCTTATTAATGCTTTCTATCTCAAGTACCCCGGACTACAAACTATGCGTAAGTCTGACCATAGGCACATGCTTCAGAAAGCTATGGTATGGGATGACTGGGGCAGGATACAGCATACTCAGGGAGTCCGATCGGTACTGCCTTGGGTAGTATCTACAGTGCTACGGGAGGGATCTAATCAGCCTGTACAGGGAACGGCACAGGGAACTATCAAGGTAACTCAGGCTGAACTATACAATGACTGGCAGATTATGGGCATGAAGGATGTAGTACGTTGGTTGCTCCAAGTACATGATGAGATTTTATGGGAGATTAGGGATGATGTAATAGAGGAATGGTCTGCCCATGCTCAGTATAGATTTGAGAACTGTGTAAGGCTTAGAGTGCCTATAAAGGCGAGTAGTGCATCTGCTCCAAACTGGGGAACCCTTGAGAAATAGTATATGAGAGTCACTTTGAAAGACTGCTGTGATCTAGCCCAAATTTTAGAGGGGGCATTTAGTGGTTGGTTAGCTGGAGTGTACGGCTCCTGTATGAGAAATGGAATAGGCAGGGATGGAGATATACTTCTAACTCCTTGGAGACATGTAGGAATCCCTAGAGAGGAGCATGTATCCTCAGTTACGGGACTTGAGGTAATAGGAGGATTAGAGAAAGGGACTATGGCATATTCCATGCTACTAAAAGATCCTAATGGAAAAATATATGATTTACGATGGACAATCCCCTATTCCCCAAACTGGGGGACATTGGAAAAATGACTGTTAAATGCCCCCGCTGTAAATCAAATACGGAATTAAAATATGAAGGCTCCCATGATTGGACTGTTCAATGTGGTATATGTGAGCTTATTCTAACAGTTTACATCCCCCATCACGAATCAGAAAGTGAACATGCTAGATTGGCCGTAGAGCGCATAACTATTTTCGTTCCAAGCAAGCAGGACAGCTATTTCAAGAAAGAGTAATGATACATGGACAGTGCAGGCCGCTATACATCACTCCGCTACTTGACACTACTAATGCTATTTGCTACACTAAATAGCATGTATGAACTTACTAAGGTCCGCAAGCAGGGAAATTCCCCCGTAGTGACTATTTCTCAAGAAATACTTGATAATCAGGGGATCAAAGTAGGAGATAAGATTATTGTGGAAACACATGAATCTGAGATCCATATTCGGGTAGCCCCAGAGAAACTTAAATAGATAATGGCAAGGGCATATGTTATCTCTACCCAAAAGAGTAATGATTACATGCTTATTTCAACGGAGTATATAAAT